CCTCGCGGGCTTCTTCTAGGGTAGAATTATACCCTATTCGTGCTGTACTGCCTTTCTCCGAATGGAGGGGGTGCTCAGTACGAGTCACAGAGGAACGGCTATCCTCTTTCTCAATAGCTGCTTTTATTAGGGCGTTGAGTGTGACTAAGACCGCCACTGACCAATTGAAGGACTCCTACGGACACGTGATCTATCAGAAGGTCCGTACATGGGAAGTGCAGAGGAAGCCTTATGTGCATCCTCTGCCCTATTCCATGTCGGATCTGATGAGAACGTCATGCTTCTCACGAAGCAGTTTCGTATATAGTCCAAATATTAGTGAGTGGTCGGTCGCCCAGAGACCTAATACTATTGCCTTTAACATGGCGTATAGTAAATTCGCGGCCAAAATCGGTGATTCCGCTACTTGGGCAAATAATTTGCACGAGGGGCGTGAATCCTTGAATATGATCGTGGATAAGGTCTCTAGGGTCCGAGCGTTCGCTTCTGCACTCCGCAGGGGCAATGTCTTCGGTGCCGCTAAGGCACTTGGAGTTGACCGTTCGAAGATCCCTACTAGCAAGAAGTCCCTTAAAGTTTTTGGGGACGCTTTTCTAGAATGGCACTTCGGCTGGTCGCCTCTCATTGAAGACATTAACGCTGGAATGAGGGTGTTGACTGACACGGATTTCGGTGGGTACGTTCCCATCTCTGCCCGTGGTCATGAAAGTTACTCGGTCCGTAATAATGCGGACACGGCAACTGGGTCCTATCGAACTGGTGAGGATGGCACTGTCTCTGTCGAGATTGGTGCCAAATCTCGGATCGCTAACCCCAACGCCTTCTTAGCTAATCAGATGGGATTTGCAAATTTCCCAGCTGTTCTCTGGGAAGCTGTACCATACAGCTTCGTGGTCGATTGGTTCAGTAATGTTGGTCAAGTTCTTTCCAGCATGACTGATTTTGTAGGAGTTTCACTTGTTGACTCCTACAATACGACTTTCCAGAGAGGCACCCGATATGAGACGCACTGGAATCCAGACCTTCCCGCTTTTGACCTTGCAGCCCGTTATTACGGCTTCACGTCAGACGGGGTGTTTGAAAAACGTGTCCTCGGTATACCGGGTCCCACACTCAAGCTTAAGCCATTCCGCGGTTTCTCCTTTATGAGAGGTGCAACTGCGATTTCGCTTTTACTTCAACACCTCTAACAAGAGATGATTCTCCTCTGTTAGAACTAGACCACAATGGAGGCCACTATGGCAACCGCCCTTCCCATCACCATCAAGAAAGCGGATGGTACGACGAGTATTGTCTATGCGCTCCTCGCGGGTTCGGGTGGCGATAAATCGCCCGCTCTCTGGCGTTCTTCGACGGCTCCTGGAACGTCGGGCCAACAGCCCTTCTTCCAATTGTCGTCTCGGAACAACGGAGACGGTACGGTTCGTCGCCTTGATATGACGTATGTTTATCCGTCTGTCTACACCGACACGCAAGGGAACACGCAGGTCCGTTCGAAGGCAGTGTTTACCGGGTCTTTTGCTCTTCCGATGAATGCGACGTCGGCCGACATGTCTGAAATGGGTGCGCAGATTGCGAACCTCATCAAAGACCCGTTGGTCGTTGGCGCTCTTCAAACCGGCTGGGCTCCGACCTGATCTTCACTCCCTTCTAGGAGACTGCTGTGAACGCATCCTTTCTGCCACATGCTGTGGAGAAAGCGGTCCTTCGTCTTTACGAGGACCTCGCCACCCCTCGTTCGCAAACAGCTTATATGTTGTATGCGAATGGAGAGTGGGATCAGCTTGCCACGTTGGAAGTTGATCCCAGACACTATGATGATCAGCTGGCCTACTGGCGTGATGCCATGGCTACCGATCTTCTCCGAAAACTTGAGCCCCTTCCAACTAGCTTCGACCGTAAGGCCGTTGCTGAAGAAGGTTTTCTCAAGTGCGAGAGAGAGTGTCTTCGAGCTAACCGCCGATTCTATCCTCTGATGTCATCGTCTTATGATGAAGACATGCTTGAGGGCGTCAAGAACGTTTTGTTCGAGGCGAGAAACATAGTTTCGGAAATTCTGGGTCCATGTCCCGATCTTGTAGATGGGAAGTTTGGTCCAGGCTCGACTTATGGCGATAGGGGACAGTTCTGCACCATCCCCGACAAAATGTCATCGAGACCCACTTTCACATCTGATGCTTGGTCATTCCTCGTTCCGTGGAGTGGCACGCTATGGGCTTCGGCCTGTGCGTCGTCAGGTAAGGTGCCGGAGAAGGTTAGGGGTAATCGTTTTACAACGGTCCCCAAGGATTGTAAGAAGAATCGTGGCATTGCCATTGAGCCTTCCATCAATCTGTTCTATCAGCTTGCTTATGGCAAGGTGATTAGAAACCGACTCCGCCGGATTGGTATTAACCTTTCCGAAGGGCAAGAAAAGCACAGACTACTCGCCTGTGCGGCCTCTAGCGAGGGCCATCTTGCAACCTTAGACCTTTCCAACGCTAGCGATACCATTTGCAGGAATCTTGTGAAACTCCTGCTTCCCCCTTCTTGGTATGATGTCCTTGATGGGCTTCGTTCCAAGCGAACTTTCTTCAAAGGCAATTGGTTTTTGCTCGAGAAGTTTAGTTCAATGGGGAATGGTTTCACCTTTGAGCTCGAGACTTTGATTTTTCTTAGTCTCGTTGCGGCCGTTTGTGGTCGTAGTTCCATTGGCAGAACTGTCTTCGCCTTTGGCGATGATTTAATCCTGCCTTCGGATCGCTCCGAGGATGTGATCTCCTTGTTAAGCTATTGCGGATTTGCCGTTAACATGAGTAAGTCTTGTGTTGATGGTCCTTTCCGTGAGAGTTGTGGCGGTGACTTCTTCCTTGGTTCGGCCGTTAGGCCTTACTTTTTGAAAGAGTCCCCGAATGAGCCGCAACAGCTTATCGCGATGGCGAACGGTCTTAAACGAGCCGCTAATGGCGATTTCGTTCGAGATTCGTTCGTTTACCGTGCATGGCGCTCTATCCTTGAAGGCTTGCCTTCTGAGATTAGAGATCTCCGGGGTCCTTCGGATCTCGGCGATATTGTCATCCACGACCATCGTGATCGCTGGCGTACTCGCTGGCGCAATGGGATCAGGTACGTCCGTGCCTATAGGCCTGCCAAGTATCGCAAGATTTCTTGGCAGAATTTTAGGCCTGACGTTACCCTAGCAGCCGCCGTTTATGGCGTGTCATCCGGGCTTCCCACTAAGTCGCAAGACGGTCGTGGCGTTCCCTGGGGCCGCGGGGGGATTATTCCCCGTGACTCCGTGACAGGCTATAAAATAGGCTGGGTGGCCTATTCATAGGCCCGGCCCGTAAGGGCCGCTTTTCGGGTTAATCCCGTGGAAAGAAGCGAAAGCTCCTTAAGTGGAATACGT